GATTTTGCGTAGGATGGATGGCGAAGAGAACGTATTGGTCGAAGCACATAGGCCATGCGATAGCTGCGGTTCATCAGATGCAAGAGCGTTGTACTCTGATGGACATGAGTATTGTTTTAGTTGTCAAACAAGATTTGAAGGCAAAGGAGATTACCCTATCATGTCTAAACCTATCACCACTAATGTCACCCCATTAAAATCTACTGAAGGAATAATAACTTCAATCCCTGATAGAAAGATATCTTCTAACACCTGTAAAAAATACAATGTTAGAATAGTTAAAGATCAAGAAGGTAATATAACAAAACATCGTTATCCTTACTATGATGTTAAAGGCAATCACATTGCTGACAAGGTTCGTATCGTAGAGACAAAAGACTTTCCAACAGAGCCGGTAGGAGCATTAAGTAAGGCTGCTCTGTTTGGTCAGAACCTTTTCAGTTCCGGTGGTAAATACGTTACGATTTGTGAAGGCGAGTTGGATGCCTTGTCTGCATTTGAAATGCTTGGAAGTAAATGGCCTGTGCTTTCTATCAAGAATGGTGTTCATTCTGCATTCAAAGATTGCAAGGCTAACTTAGAATACCTTTCAAAGTTTGATAATGTTGTCTTGTGTTTTGATGCAGATGACAAGGGAAAGAAAGCATCACAACAAGTAGCCACACTGTTCGAGCCAAACACTTGCCGCATTGTTAACATGACTGATGGCAAGGACGCATCTGAATACCTACAAGGTGGCAAGCGTGAACAGTTTTCCCAAGCATGGTGGAACGCCAAGGTCTACACCCCTGCCGGTATCCTTAATCTGGCTGACATGGGTGATGGCCTGTACGATGAAGGTGAGTACAAGACTTGTCTGTATCCATTCGAGGGTTTGAATGAGAAGCTGTATGGTATTCGTACAGGTGAGCTAGTAACATTCACGGCGGGTACAGGTACTGGTAAGTCCAGTGTCATGCGTGAACTTATGCATCATGTACTGAACAACACAGAAGAAAACATTGGCGTGATATCTTTGGAAGAGAATGTCAGGTCCACCATCTTCCACCTCATGTCAGTCGAGGCAAACGCTAGGCTGTACATTCGAGAGGTGCGTGATCAATTCAGCATGAGCGACTTACGCACTTGGCAAGAGGCAACGGTAGGCACTCGTAGGTTCTTTGCCTTCGATCACTTTGGAAGCATGAAGACTGATGAGATACTATCCCGTGTACGTTACATGGTGAAAGCGCTAGACTGTAAGTGGATATTCTTGGATCACCTATCAATCCTGGTGTCTGGTCTGGAAGGTGATGATGAGCGTAGGAACATTGATAATCTGATGACCAAGCTAAGATCGATTGTTGAAGAGACAAATGTAGCCATGCTTCTTGTCTCCCACCTACGCCGCGCACAAGGCGACAACGGCCATGAGAATGGTAGAGAGGTTAGCTTGTCACACCTTAGAGGTAGCCAGAGCATAGCCCAGCTTAGTGATGCAGTGGTGGCTATGGAGCGTGACCAACAGTCTGATGATCCTAACATAGCTAACACAACAACCATCAGAGTATTGAAGAACAGGTATGCGGGAGATACAGGTGTAGCTTCTCACTTATTCTTCAACAAAGATACGGGAAGGTTGACAGAGGTACACAATCTAGGCGATGATCCAGAAGGAGATAGTTCAGACAAGGAACTTTAGAAATGGAAGTTGTCTTAGACATTGAGACTGATGGCTTAGATGCAACAGAAATATTTTGTATCGTTGCCAAAGAACGTGAGTCAGGTAAGATACATGTCTGGAAAGAGCAACAGTGTTATGAAACATTTCCTCTGTTCGCAAAGCGTGTGTCTAAATTCATCATGCACAACGGCATATCTTTTGATGCTCACGTTCTTAACAACCTTACTTCAGTTGATATTGATATAGATCGTATTGAGGATACTCTGATCTTATCCCAGCTATCATCTCCTGTAAGAGATGGCGGTCACTCCCTGGAATCCTGGGGACAAAGGCTAGGCTTCGATAAGATAGACTTCCATGACTTCTCTTGTCTCACTCAAGAGATGGTGGACTATTGTATTCGAGATGTAGAACTTACCGAGAGAGTTTACATTGCGCTTCAGCCAGACATACAAGCTATTCGTAGGCAGTGCATAGACTTAGAGTATGAAGTCAGGAAGTTAGTTTCTCAACAAGAAAGGAATGGCTTCACCTTGGATATGCAGAAGGCTACTTGTCTTGTTGCTAAATTAAAAGATCAATCAGATCAAATTGAAAAAGATGTTACAGATATGTTCCCGCCTATACCTGTACTTGTCAGGGAAGTTACACCTAAAATTAAAAAGGATGGCAGCTTATCTACGGTCGGGCTAAGACACATAGAAGATATATCTACTGTTGGTGGTGTTCACTCTGCTATAGACTATCAAGAATTTAACCTGTCTTCCAGGCAACAGATAGTTAAAAGACTTTTATCTAGAGGTTGGAAGCCTAAGAAGTTTACAGAGAAAGGTCATCCGATTGTTGATGAGGGTGTACTGAAGGATGTAGATTTACCTGAAGCAAAAAAGATAGCAGAGTTTCTCATGCTTCGTAAAAGGATAGCGCAGATACAATCGTGGATAGATGCTGTTAAAGATGATGGAAAGGTACATGGACAAGTTCTTACGCTACGTGCTATCTCTGGAAGAATGGCGCATCATTCTCCGAATATGGCGCAGGTTCCAGCTAGTTACTCACCGTATGGTAAGGAATGCAGAGAATGCTGGACTGCTGGGGATTCACCTAATCTTGTACTTGTTGGCTGTGATGCTTCTTCTTTGGAACTACGTGCGCTGGCACATTATTTAAACGATAGTAAGTTCACTAGCGATGTTGTTGATGGTGACATACACACTGCTAACCAACATGCGGCAGGGTTAGAGACACGCGATCAGGCAAAGACATTTATCTATGCGTTTATCTATGGTGCAGGGGCAGCTAAAATTGGCTCTGTGGTAGGCGGTACGGCACAAGATGGTCAGAGACTAATAGATACCTTCTTGTCTAACGTACCGGCCTTGGCAACGCTTAGAGAGAAAGTAGATGCTGCCTCTAACAGAGGATATCTTATCGGTTTAGATGGTAGGAAACTTATAGTGAGGAACAAACATTCGGCAGTAAATCTTTTAGTACAAGGTGCGGGTGCAGTAATATGTAAGCAATGGTTAGTTGACATACATAATTTATTATCGTACACACAAATGAAAGCGCGTCTTGTTGCGTCAATACATGATGAATACCAACATGAAATTAATAAAGATCAGGCTGAAGAATTTGGAGAGCTAACCAAATTGGCTATGAGGAAAACTCAAGAAAGGTTAGGTATCAAATGCCCACTGGACAGCGAATACAAAGTCGGCCACAACTGGTCACAGACGCATTAGTAACTTTAACAACTGCAGAGTTAAGGACCAGTGCGTTCATTGGTAAGTCTCGTAGTCAAAAGAATAGAGGCGCTGGAATATTCGATAGCTCCATTGCAGATACTAACATGATAGATATCATAGGTGCAGAGGCAGAGTTAGCCTTTGCAAAGCTATGTAACTTATACCCGATAGACTTTATGATACTTGATCCTAAATCAAAAGCTAAAGGGACTGACGATGGTGATCTAAATATAGACGGTGTTTGTGTTGATGTTAAAACTACAATCCATGAGAATGGAATGTTAATTTCTAACTCAAGACATCTTTCCGGTATAGATTTATTTGCTTTAATAATAAAGAAAGGAGAAGATACGTTTCAATTAAAAGGCTTTATGCTTGCGGCTGAACTTATAGTTAAAGATAGGTTTGGCAGAGCAAACGGCAAACTTAGAAGACCTGCATACGTGGCTACACAAGATGAACTATATTGTTATGAAACCGCTATGCAGAAGTTAAAAAAAATATCTTGACACTATAAAATTATACCTGTATTTTATAGACTCAACTATCAAACTAAGTAGTTAGACTTAGTAAACTGTAAAGGAGAATACACTATGGATACTCATATTATTTCTGGTAAAGCCTACTGGGCAAGCGTTGTTAAACCAAACACAACTTACGAAGATACGTGGCAAGTTGATGTTTGCCTTGATGAAGACAGTAAAAGTATGGTCGAAAGTCTTGGCCTTACTGTTCAGAACAAAGGCGATGAGAAAGGTGACTTTGTAAAAATTAAACGTAAAGTCTACAAGAATGACGGCTCTATGCGTCCCGCTCCCATTGTTAAAGATTCTGAAAACAACGATTGGGATGGTAGGCTTATTGGAAATGGTAGTCTGGTCAATGTTAAATTTTCTACTTATGATTGGAACTACAACAATAAGCAAGGCAAAGCATCTTTTCTTCTTGCTGTTCAGGTAGTTGACTTAGTTCCCTACGGGGGTGGTTCAGAATTTGAACCTGTTAAGGATGGCTTTGTAGTTGGTGGTGGTAGTGAGGCTGTTCAAGAAGCTCCTTTCTAGAACAGATCACAATAAGGGGTTGCCTCTCTGGGTAAAATGCGGCAACTAAGTTAGTAGTGCGGGAGGGAGACTAACACTTTTAAGGAAATAACTATGTCAAAACATGCTTTGATTACAGGACTTACTGGACAAGATGGTTCTTATCTAGCTGAATTACTCCTATCAAAAAACTATCACGTTCATGGTTTGGTCAGGCGTAGCTCAACACCTAACACAAAAAATATAGAACATATTATAGACAACCCTAACATCTCCATACATGTAGGAGACATGACTGATAGCGCTGGTTTAACTAAGATAGTAAACAACATCAAGCCTGATGAAGTCTATAACCTAGCTGCACAAAGCCATGTTAAAATATCTTTTGATACACCTGTATGTACGGGAGACATAAACGCTCTTGGTTCAATGCGTTTGCTTGAGGCATGTAGGAATATAAAAGATTGTCCTCAACCAAAGTTTTATCAAGCTTCATCCAGCGAGTTGTTTGGAAAGATACAGGAGCCAATTCAAAGTGAAACAACTCCGATGTATCCTCGCTCACCATATGGCGTAGCAAAACACTATGCTTACTGGGCAGTAAAAAATTATCGAGAAGCCTATAACATGTTTGCTTGTAATGGCATCCTGTTCAACCATGAAAGTCCTAGACGGGGAGAAGAGTTTGTCACTAGAAAAGTAACTAAGTATGTGGCTAACTGGCATCCAAATTCTAAGCCACTTGAGTTAGGAAATCTTTCTAGTCTGCGAGATTGGGGACATGCCAAAGATTATGTTAAGGGCATGTGGCTTATGCTGCAAGCGTCAGAGGCTGATGACTATGTGTTAGCTACAGGTAAGAAGAACAGTGTACGCGAACTGGTAGAAAGTTGTTTCTTGATAGCCTGTAACAGGACTATTGTCTGGGAAGGGGAAGGACTTGACGAGAAGGGATATGTTTTCTTCACTGACGTATACGACAAACCTCAAAAAAATTTAGTGGTTGTAGTTAATCCTGATTTTTATAGGCCGTCTGAAGTAGATGTTCTATGTGGAGATTCCACCAAGGCTAAGACAAAATTAAAATGGACATGTGATTATAATTTTATATCTCTAATAAAAGAGATGTTACTAGCAGATAAACCAGAAAAAGATTGGTTTACAAACGGAGGTGAATTACCTGATGGTTACTGAAATTAACTGGCCTTTAGCCCATGACACTTGGGACAATAAAGAACGAGATGCAATGCATGAAGTTATTGCTTCTGGTAGATTTACTTTCGGAGAAAAAGTAAAAAAGTTTGAGGATGAATTTTGTGAGTACTTTGGATTTCCTTACGCTGTTCAAGTTAACAGTGGCGGCAGCGCTAACCTTTTAATGGTGGCGGCTGCTGTCGAAAGAGGATGGATATCCAGGGGAGATAAAGTTATTGTACCTGCTGTTGGCTGGAGTACATCTTACTTCCCATTTATTCAGTACGGCATTGATTTAGTTTTCGTAGATGTTGATGAAGATACTTGGAATATTAATGTAGATCAAATTGAAGACAACATAAAGGATGGTGTTCGAGGTATTCTAGCCATCAATATTTTAGGTAACCCTTGTGACTTTGAAACACTTAACTCTCTATGTAATAAATATGATTTACTATTATTTGAAGACAACTGTGAGTCTATGGGTGCAAAACAAGGAGACACTTACTGTGGTGGGTTTGGTGATATAGGTACGTTCAGTACGTTCTTCAGTCACCACATACAAACTATGGAAGGTGGCATGGTTGTCTGTAATGATCCTGAGACATATAACAAGCTACTAAGTCTTAGGTCACATGGGTGGACAAGAGGTACAAAATACTACACAAACAATCCTTTTGAGTTTGTCACTCTAGGATACAACGTGCGGCCAGGAGAATTGAATGGTGCTTTAGGTTCTGTCCAGTTAAAAAAGCTAGAGGATATGAACAATCAAAGAATTAAAAACGCAGATACATTTATAAAATATTTTGATAACAAAGACTACTGTAGGATTCAAAAGGTGGGGGATAATAGTCTTTCCTCATGGTTTGGTTTTGGTCTTGTCTTTGATCGTAACTCGTTCAGGCAAAGAACAAAACAAATTCTAGAAGAGTATTCTATTGATAACAGACCTATATGTACTGGTAATTTTTTCAATCAGCCTGTATGTAAAAAGTATTATAAGAACATTGAGAGAGGAGCAGTACTGGTCGAAGCACGTAAACTTGATGACAATGGTTTGTTTTTAGGAAACAACCCTATGGATTTAGAGCCAGCTATAAAAAGCCTTAGTAAAATTTTAGACTATGAATTTAGTGAGAAAACTATTTTAAATTCAGGATCATACTAAATGGCAAAAACTATAGATACTATTGTTGAAGATATCTACAACATCTTTGAATGTGATGAAGAGGTTAAGGTAAAGAAAGAAGACTTAGATGAATTAGCAAAAGGTATAGTGGATGCTGTCACTGGCTCCATTAAAGAGAGAGAAAGATCAAGAGGTAATTTAAGGCTGTCTCTTATCGGTCATCCTGACAGAAAGATTTGGTACACTGTTAGAGATGGCGACAAGATGGGTAAGGAAAAGTTAAAGGGACAGGACAAAATAAAGTTCTTGTATGGTCATATCCTAGAGTGCCTTCTTGTCTTTCTCTCTCGTACTGCCGGTCATACAGTTACTGATGAACAGAAGACTGTTACTGTTAATGGTGTGGTCGGTCATCAAGATGCCATAGTTGATGATGTTCTTGTTGACTTCAAGAGTGCATCAAGTTATGCGTTTAAGAAATTTAAAGAAAATACAATTCATTCGGATGATCCGTTTGGTTACATAGCACAAATATCTGCTTATGCTAAAGCAAACAACCTAGATAAAGCTGGCTTCATAGCAATAGACAAATCATCAGGTGAGATTTGTTATTGTCCTGTACATTCAATGGAGATGATAAATGCAGAAGAAAGGATTGAGTCTCTTAAACAGACTGTTAAATCTGATGTTGCTCCCCCTCGCTGTTATAGCGATATTCCTGATGGTAAGTCTGGGAACCATAAGCTTCATATTGGCTGTGTTTATTGTTCTTATAAGCATGTTTGTTGGGCTGATGCTAACGGTGGTCAAGGACTTAAAAAATTCAATTACTCTACTGGTCCGAGGTACTTGACTAGGATAGGGCGTATGCCTGATGTAGAGGAAATACATGACAAGATTTAGATCAAAGTCTGAAAAGAAAGCAAATGATTTTTTAAAGGATAAAAAGGTTTCGTTTAAATTTGAACCTTACTATGTTAAATATATGTGGATTGAAGATAAAAAGTATCTACCTGATTTTGTCCTAGACAGTGGAATTATTTTAGAAGTTAAGGGTAGGTTTACTTTAGATGATAGAAAGAAACATCTCTTTCTTAGAGAGAGTAATCCAGATTTGGATGTTAGATTTGTATTCGACAACCCTAATACTAAACTTTACAAAGGGGCTAAATCAACCTATGCTGACTGGTGTAGTAAGCAGGGGTTTTTATTTTGCAAACTATCTGATGGTATTCCTGAAGGGTGGATAAGTGGAAAAAAAAGAAACAAAAATTCTTCTAGAAATAGAAGAGATAATAAAAAAAAGAAAGGCTGATCCAGAACAGCTTCTGTTTATGAGTGTTATATTGCAAGCCATGCTTGATGCCACTAAACCAGTAACACCAAAGGAATCAGATGAAGCTATAGCAGCTAGAGAAACATCCATGTCTTGGTTCTTCTGCTCTGTGGGGGTGACTGCGGATGACTTTATGACTGTCTGTGATATAGCGGATGTTGATCCTGATTATGTACGATCATTCGCCCATAAAGTTATACGGTCAAAAGAGATTGACTTTGTGAGGAAAAGAATAAACACTGTCTTAACTTTTAATTAGGAAAAGACCTATGTACCAGTTTGATGAAGAACATTATTTAGAAGAGATACACAACTACATTGATGAGACTTACAGCCAACACTATGCCCAAGGTAAATATCAAGCCACAGATGTAATTTTAGATGCAGGATACGGTGAAGGTTTCTGCATAGGTAACATACTGAAATACTGTAAGAGGTACGGAAAAAAAGCAGGGAGGAATAGAAAAGATTTGTTAAAGGTAATTCACTATGCAATAATTATGCTCCACATCCATGACCAAAAAGAGGAAGGAAGCTAATCTATGACACAGTTTCGCTCGAATGAAAATCCTATGTTCCGTTCTAAATTCAGTGAAGATATTTTCAAACATAAATACGCACATACGGGTTGTGAAACTTGGTCAAGTTTAGCAGCGGTTCTTGTCGAAGATGTTTGCCAAGAACATATGAGCAAAGAAGACAAAGATGATCTTGCTAACTACATTACAGATTTAAAATTTATTCCTGGCGGCAGATACCTGTATTATGCTGGTCGTCCTAACAAGTTCTTTAATAACTGTTATCTGTTAAAGGCAGAAGAAGATACAAGAGAAGATTGGGCAGATGTTTCTTGGAAGTCTGAATCGTGCCTTATGACAGGTGGTGGTATAGGTATAGACTACTCTGTGTACAGGGAAGAGGGACGCATCTTAGCTGGTACAGGCGGCTTGTCTTCTGGACCTATACCTAAGATGCAGATGATCAACGAGATTGGCCGTAGGGTTATGCAGGGTGGTAGTAGAAGGTCTGCTATTTATGCTAGTCTTAACTGGCAACATAAAGACATAGATAAATTTCTTGAGTGTAAAAACTGGCATGAAATGCCTGTAGGTAATACAGGGTTTACTGTTGCACAAATAAAGGAACAGGATTTTAATTTTATTGCGCCTCTTGATATGACTAACATCAGTGTGAACTACGACACTGATTGGTTGTTGAATTACTGGCGCACGGGAGAAGTTGGGGAAGTCTTTCAAAAGAATGTCAGACAGGCTTTGAGTACGGCAGAACCTGGATTTAGTTTTAACTTCTTTGATAAAGAAAAAGAGACATTGCGTAACGCTTGCACTGAAGTGTGTAGCGAGGACGACTCGGACGTATGTAATTTAGGTTCGTTAAATCTTGGCCGCATTGAAAGCATAAAAGAACTTAGTGACATAGTAGAACTTGCTACGAAGTTTCTTTTGTGTGGCACACTGAGAGCAAAACTTCCATATCAGAAAGTATATGATGTAAGAGAGAAAAATCGTAGGCTTGGTCTTGGTTTGATGGGCATACATGAGTGGCTAATTAAACGTAATTTTAAGTACGAAGTTACTGATGAACTACATCAATGGCTATCTGTGTACAAAGGCATAAGTGATTCTGTATCTCATAAATTTTCTGAGGAACTTAGTATAAGTCGGCCAGTAGCTAACCGCGCTATCGCACCTACAGGATCAATCGGTATTCTTGCAGGGACAAGCACTGGCGTAGAACCAATATTTGCTGTGGCTTACAAGCGTAGGTATTTAAAAGGTGGAACTAGGTGGCACTATCAGTATGTGGTAGACAGTGCGGCTCAAGAACTTATTAATATCTACGGTGCTAACCCAGACAAAATTGAATCTGCTCTCGATCTTGCTGACGACTATAAGCGTAGGATAAAGTTCCAGGCTGACGTTCAAGACTATGTGGACATGTCTATTTCTTCTACAATTAACTTACCATCTTGGGGTAGTAAGACTAACAACGAAGATACTGTAGAAGAATTTACAAACACTCTTGCATCATATGCTCATAGATTAAGAGGCTTCACTGTATATCCTGACTCATGCCGTGGAGGACAACCTCTAACAAACGTACCTTACTCTGAAGCTGTAGATAAACTAGGAGAGGAGTTTGAAGAGGGTGTAGAGGCACATGATATCTGCGACATTACAGGTCATGGGGGTAGTTGTGGGGTATAGATGTTAACTCACTATTGTTTCAAAGAAGTTCTTCCGAAAGAATTTTGTGACGGCTTTCTTAATGTTGCACGGGAACTAGATTCCAAAGAGGCAGAAGTTTTTAAAGAAGGCGACGATGTAGTATTATCAGAGATAAGAAACAACAGAGTTGCATGGTTAGCTAATGACGAGTTATCTGGGATACTAGAATTGTATGTAGACATAGCTAATGAAAAAGCTGGCTGGGATTTTAGTTTAACTTCTTTTGAAGTACCTCAAGTATCCTTTTATGGTAAGGGTCAGTTCTATGATTGGCACGTAGATACAGGAGTAGAGAAACAAAGTGATCCTTACTTCAGAAAGTTAGCTATCTCTATAACACTCAACGATGAGTTTAAAGGGGGTGACTTCCAAGTACAAAATTTTGTTCATCCTCAAGCACCTAATAGATTTAAAACTGTAAAAGAAATGAGGAGACAAGGAAGTATTATTGTCTTCCCTTCTTTTATTTTTCACAGAGTAACTAAAGTGAAAGAGGGAGAAAGGTCTGCTATGACTTGTTGGTTTAGAGGTGAAAAATTCTCTTGACTACAGTTCATTTATATAGTAATATTTCTACGGCATGACATATTGTGTGCTACATAATCTTGCTTAATAGGAGAATAAAATGAACATAGAATTATTACAACATAATAATAACGCACTTCATTCCATAAATGATAATGTGAAAGACTTGTTAAGAAACTTCAGTGTTGGTTTTGAAGATTACTTATCTTCACCAATGCTATCTTTCCATAAAGATAATGCAACTACATTCCCATTCCACGATATCTCTAAAGATGGGGATGAAGGATATATTTTAGAAATTGCTCTAGCGGGATATTCTAAAGAGGATATAACAGTAGAAGAAAGAGATGGTTTCTTAACTGTTGCTTCAAGTGATTTCTACAATACAAAAGAATTAAAAGAAGAAATAGTCGATACTATTGTGGTAAAAAATATTTCAAAGAGAAAGTTTAAAAGAACATTCTCTTTAAATCCTAACTATGTTGTAGCTGCCGCAGAGATGGTAGACGGTCTACTGAAGGTCAGGTTAAAAATGAAAGCTGACGATCAACATAAAAAAGTAATTCCAATAGAATAGGTAGTACGGGGGTGGGGTATTGTCCTCACCCCTGACCATATAAAAATGTTAGATAAACCATACAAAATATATGTAGGGTATGACGAAAAAGAAAAGACTTACTTTGATGTTCTGTCCTACAGCATAAGAAAAAATACAAACCATCCCGTAGATATAATCCCACTAAAGCAGAACGCTCTACGAAGAGCGGGTCTTTACTTCAGAGGAAAAGAAATAAACGAGGACAATCAATTTGTAGATTGTTTTGATGGTAAACCTTTCTCAACTGAATTTAGTTTCACTAGGTTTTTAGTTCCTTTCTTAAATCAATTTGAAGGGTACGCTTTATTTATGGACTGCGATATGTTTGTGAATACAGACATATCTGAATTGTTTAATGAGTATTGTAATCCTTCATTCGCTGTTAGTTGTGTGAAACACGACCATGTTACAGACGGCGGTTTAAAAATGGATAACCGTGTTCAGTCTAATTATAAGAGAAAGAACTGGTCTAGTTTTGTTATGTGGAACTGTGGGCATGAAGCACTAAAAGATTTTACTGTGCATGATGTAAATACAAGGAATGGTTCTTGGTTACATAGGTTTGCTTTTCTTGAGAGAGAGTATGAGAATAATCTTATAGGGTCTATACCTCAAGAGTGGAACTGGTTAGATGGACATTCCCCTGCTAACTTAAAACCTAAGTGTGTACACTTCACCACAGGCGGTCCTATATACAGAAATTGGGATGGGCGAAGAACTATAGATAATAAGTATGCTATGGAGTGGTCAGCATTATATTCAGAAATGGTTAAAGTAAATGGTTAGATTTGTAACATCTTTTTCAGGTAAACACTACGACATATATGCAAAAAAAATGTTGGATTCTGTCGTTGAACATTGGGCAGATGACTTAAAGCTTATTGTTTATTATGACACTGTAACTGAAGAACAGAAGAAAGACTTTCCTAAGTCACCTATTATTGAATACAGAGACTTAGATAAGGTTGAAGACAGAGCTATCTTCTTGGATAAGATGAAAGGCTATGACGGTACATCTAATGGTCAGATGCCTTATGACTTTCGCATGGATGCTCTACGCTTCTGTCATAAAGTATATGCTCTCACAGACTACTTTCTTGAGATATCAGAGAACGAAGCAAAGGGTGGCTGGCTTATATGGATGGATGCAGATGTACTGACTACATCCCCTTTGTCTGAAGAAATTTTGTTCCAGGCTTTTCCTAAAGATTCAGAGTTAATACATTTAGGAAGAACAGACATTGATTTTAGTGAGACAGGATTTATTGGTTTTAATCTAGACACAATGCATAGCCATTACTTCTTAGCTGATATAAGAGGATGCTATGATATAGGCGAAGTGCTGGCCTACCGAGAGTGGACCGACGCTTTTATTATGACTAGGTTCATTAAGATATATGCAGCGCATGGCATGAAGGTTCATAATTTAAGTGAGGGTGCGTCTGGTCTAGCTGTCTTCCCTCAATCTAAGTTAGCAGACTTTATGATCCATTATAAAGGTAATTTAAAAAATACTATAGGCGAAGATATTGTTACCCCTGATGTAAACTTACCTCGTTATCATCAGTTAGCTGTTCTTATTAGAGAGTATAAACCTAAGAGAATTGTAGAGGTAGGGACTTGGAATGGTGGCAGAGCTATAGAGATGGCCTTGGCTGCTTTTGAAAATAGCAAACGAGTACACTATACTGGCTTTGATTTGTTTGAAGATGCAACATTTGAGATAGATCGTAAGGAACAAAACACTAAGCCTCATAATAATTTTGATGCAGTAAAGAAACGTCTTGAAGACTTTGCTGGTAAGATGAAAGAAGATAAGAAGACGTTCACCTTTACTTTATTAAAAGGTGACTCAAAAGAAACTATGCCGAAAGCAAAGAAAGAGTTAAAGAAAGCTGACTTTGCTTTTATAGATGGTGGTCATAGTGAAGAAACTATTTTATCTGATTATGAAAACCTAATACATGTTCCTGTAGTAGCTTTAGATGACTACTATAGTAAAGATATAAACGACAAAATTCCTAGTGATGAGTTTCTAGGAACTAATCGTCTTGTAGAATCTTTGAAAGGAACACGGATATTTGTCTTACCTTCTCAAGATAAAGTGAAGGATGGCGGTACTGTTCATCTAGCTGTTAGATTAAAAACAGATGACCTTGCTGATCTACCTAAAGAATTAAATAGGACGCCTATTATAATTCAGCCTAAAGATTGTGTACCTAAAGACGATATACTAGACAACATAAACGATAACGTAGAGTTAATAAAAGATTGGGACTTTGTTCAAGACTGTGATGTTAATAATGAACATGTAATTGTAGCATCCGCTGGTCCTTCTATGGACTTTGAAGAATTAAAAGCTGTTCAGAAAAAATACGATGCTAAAATAGTGTGTGTAAAACATAGTTATCCTTTACTTTTGGAGGCTGGTATTCAACCTTGGGCATGTGTTATACTTGACCCTCGCCCGATAACTGGAACTAGTACACACGGTATTGTGCGAACAGAGTTGTTTAAGGAGATTGATCCAGTTACTAAATTCTTTATCGCGTCTATGACTGATCCTAGTGTTACTAAGTTAATAATGGATAAGACAAAGAATGTATATGGGTGGCATGCTTTCTCTCAAGCTGTTGCTGATATAGTAAGTGGTAAGATTGAGATAGACTATAACTTAAAAATAGATAAAGAAAACGCTACGTTTGTTAGTGGAGGTACATGTGCAGCGATGCGATCAATTGGCATGATGCACATATTTGGATTTAGGAACTTCCATCTGTTTGGTTTTGATTGTTCAATAGAAGGTCTTTCTGATGAACAGAAAAAAGAAAAGCTAGATGATGGTATAAGACCTAAATATATGCCAGTAGAAATAAACGACTGTCATTTCTGGACTACTGGTGAGCTTCTTGCAATGGCACAAGATTGTGAAAAGTTGTTTGATAATCCTCAAGTTGAAATGATAGTCAATTTTTATGGGGAGAATACATTAGTATCTGAAGTTTATAAACTTTCTAAGAAAAGTAATCCAAAACACTACACTAAATATATAGAAGAGAAACAAGCAACCTAAGAAAGGATTTAACATGCTTCAAACTATCATAGACAATAGCGACATAATTCTAAGTACGTTAACAGGTATCGTTACCATAGCTAGTATTATTGTAGCTGGTACACGAACACCTTCTTCTGATACTGTTATGGGTAAAATTTATAAAGCAGTAGAATTTTTGTCTCTAACAATAGGTAAAGCTAAAGAAAAAGGTTAGAAACAAAATGCCTGTAATATCTTCTATTGTATCCTCAGTTGTTAATATCTTCACTAAAATATTACCTCTTTTATTTGCATATAAAGCAGGTAAGAATAGTGCAGAGAAAAAAGAACTTGAGGATGCAATAGAAAAAAATAGGAAGCGAGATAAAATTGAAGAAGATATTGAGCGTCTGTCTAATGACTCTGTTGTTAGCAAGTTGCGTAACCGTTGGGGGAGGAAAGACTTACTGTAGTTGGGTAAAGCCTATCCTTATTTCTGACAATGATAAACTTTCTAATGGAACTGCAAGGCGTATACTTGCCCATAATGAAACATGGGATAAGTTCTGTAATTAATTATGACTGAATTAAAGATAAGACAGGAAAAGTTCTGTCAAGCATATGTCCTCTATCGCAACGCAACGGAGTCAGCCAAAATAGCTGGCTACTCTGAAGGTTCTGCACATACGCAGGGTCATAGACTTATGCAGCGAGGAGACATTAAAGAGAGAATAGAAGAATTAGAGAAGGAAGTAGAGACACGCATTGATGTTGTCTCTGAAATAGAAAACCAATATACCTACGCAAAGAACAACGGACACACAAACAGCGCCATCAAAGCACTAGAGGTGTTGTCTCGCATACGTTCTGCTAAAGAAGATGAAGCACCTAAGAATGTAGCTGAAATAGAAAACGAGATAATTAAGTATCTTGAAGTTCTAGGTGAGAAAGAAACATCAAAACTTTTTTTAAAATGTGATTTCTTTGCTGACGAAGAACAAGAAGAAGACCTTGATGAGGTAGAACATCTAAAAGAAAAGATAGAATCTATACCTAAAAGGAATGTTAGGAAAGAATACCTGGAATCCAGGGAAGGACATGTGCTAAAATAGCCTAAATCCTTTGTGAGCCTGACAATTAAACACACATAAAATTAACTTATATTCTGGTGGTAGGGTAGCAGGGGCATTGCTTACCTGCACTGTACGGCTAATTTTAAGCCTTATTTTTTCATCTTAATCTCTTCAACGGCAGGATGTCGCCCATTATGCATTTTTTGGAGTGCCAAAATTTCATATTCTGTTTTCTTTAATCTTTCAGAGACTCCACCCCTCCATTTATTTTGTTCTTCAAGATTACCAGGACTTAGAATATCTGACAGAACCTTAATCTGACTTCTTAAAACAGAGACAGTATTCTCTGCTGTATCTAGTTCCCTGTTTAATTCATCTACATAATTTTTTATCTCAGCTTGGTTAGCTTTTAATGTAGTTACTTGTGATCTTACTAATGCCCATGCACCAGACAACGAGGCTATGACTGCTCCAATCTGGAACAGAAATTCTGTGTCCATCTCCATTAGTTTGAACCTATCTCAAGATCAGGTGGTTCTGCATTTAAACTTCTACCTTTATAAAATTCTTCTAATCTAGACAATTCCCTTCTAAGATTATTTATATCTTTTCTATAAGAAAAACCTGTTTTCTTTCCCAACTCCCTTAAAATTTTAGCAAACTCTTTAGGCTTATCGGATAGAGTTGTTGGTAATGAACGCTCATTGTTTATTATTGCTCTCATACTTTTCTTTGATGGTAGTACACCCTTACTTGAATCTTCTAAAGATTCCATAATATTCAATAATTCTTTTTTACCTACAATCTTTTTCATATCTCTATATAAATTTAAAAAGGCTTGTTGAGATGTAAACTGTTGCTGTAAAATTTCATCATAGTCTTCTAGTATAGAAATAGGATTAATTTCTGTACGAGGATCAGAAAGATTATCCTTTAAGTCTTTAACAAATTTTGTTCTTTCTGAAGTATAATTTCTATCAATATTAGACAGAGCAAAGGCCATAGTCTTTTTAGGATTAAATACTTTTTCTTTAGCTCCTGGGATAGGAATAAGACCTTCTATAAAAGGAAGACCGCTTCTAGCTGCTAACTCAGAAAGATCTTCTGCTTTTGAATCTTGAGTACCAAACACTTCGGGAAATAATGCTGCTTCTACATCCTTTCCTGCTTGACCAAATTTTTCAAAAGCATCTGCATCTCTTGCCATGTCTTTTAGAAAATTAAGATATCCTGGTTCAACAGCAGTCAAAGCTTTTAGAAGATTTCTTTCTTCTCCTGTTGTTATAAACTCATACATATTATTACTAAATTCAAATGCTAAACTAGGATCAACATAAGGATCAACTAATTCTTTAAAAGAATTTATTACAGACTCATCTAAATCTTTTGATACGTCTTCTCCTTTAGCCGCTTTAAGAATAATAGGAACAAGCGCATTTTGAAACTGACTATCAGGATGAATGTAGGTAAGGTCAACATACTTATAATTACCGTCTTTGTCTTTACCTGTTACTACTAACGCGCCATTCTTTTCCCAATCAGGAAGAAAATTACGCATTCCGTCTATAACATCTCCAAAGCCATTACTTTCATTCATAGCATAAGCACCAGTGTACAATGCACCTTGAGCCGCACTCCACTGAGCAAGACGAGATATCCCCTGTTTAGTTAATTCTTTGTTTCCTGTTTCAAAACCTTCTCTTAATTCATCTGTTGCAATCTTAAATATCTGATAAGTGTTACGAATACGTTCTGCAGGATAAGCAGTAAAAGAACCTATTACTGGAAACGCTCTTAGATTTTCTAATATTTTAGGAATACGACCATATACAGGAGTAAGATTTAAAGTTTTCTGAGAAGCTATTTCTTTGATGTAATCCTTTGCTGTAGATGTTCCTCTACCAGCATTGAATGTTTGGTCAAACTCTGCAAGTTTAGCTGCCTGTTGTTCTTTAGAAAAAGAATTAAATAATTTACTAGCTTTTCTTTTTTCATTAGCAAAAACAGATGCACCTTTAAAAAAGTCATCTACACCGCCATAAAATTCTTGAGCAGCTTTAGCAGCTTTTATTCCTGGTTTTCTAAATGCAGCTAAACCACCACTCTTAACAAGCTGCTCTATAATATTACCGTCATCTACTTTATCAGATATATCTCCAAATCTTTTTAATACCTGATTAAGATCAATGTTAGAACCTCTAATTCCTAACTCAGTATATTCTTTAATAATATCCTGTTTTGATTCTTTAGATAATCCAGAAAGATATTTAGCACCGTCTAGAAGACCACGTAAATTTCCACTTGTTATTGCATAGCCAGCCGCACCTACAATATTTCTAGCATGTGCTAAAGGAGAATATATAGTTTTACCTGCTTTAGATAATCCCTGCACTCCAGAAAATGTTCTGACAACAGTCCCTACGATATCATCTCTTTTATAAATATCACTAGCAAAACCTTCGTCAAAAAGTTCTTTTAATTTCTGACCTTCTGTCTTTGTAATGTATACATTTTTTAATGAGTCATCTATAGCATCAAAGGGAAGGCGCATAACTGCATCTTCTTTTACACCTTTATCTATCTTTTGAAAAGAACCAGTGATAGGCATTACATCTTCACCACCCAAACTTTGTTTGGCTACTGCTTCTGGATTTTTAGCTGCCTTGTCTACAGTAACAGCTACTCCCCTCCGAGTAGCATCTCCTATTATATCTCTGGCAACATTAGTTCTTGAGGCTGTATCAACTATACCATTTATAGTTTCAGCTATCCTTAATCCTGGGATATTATTGTAACCAATAAACTTTCTTAATGTAGGACTTAGGTCTTCCTCAGATTTTCTTTTTTTAAACGGACCTGTTTCTTTTTTTAATTTTTTTGT